CCCTCTTTAATATTTTTATGCATACCTTTTCCTATATTACCTTCAGAACGATTGATTGCGTAAATTTGTGCTGCTGCCTCTCTGCGAGTTTTGTGACAGCCCATAACCTCTTTGGTGCTGTTCTTTATGGCAGGATAACCAGAACAGCCGTATGATCCCTTGGCACCGATACTATATGGCATAACAAGATTATATCAGATTTCTTTTTCTTTTAAAACTCTTTTTATTTCCTCTAAAGACCATCTTTGCTCTGGCGATAGGGTTAAAATATGGTCTGGCATAAAGGCTTTATGAGTTAGGGTTACCACAGGCTCTTTTGCAAACAGGTCTAAGTCAACAAACCCACTCTCCCAAAGTTTCATTATTTCTGAGTTTACATAATTCAAATGCTCATCAAAAAGTTTTTTATTTATATTTTTTAATTTTGAAGTAAATTGATACAAGATTTCACCCTTATCACTTACCCCTGCTACTTGTATGCCACCAGCCAGAAGCAACTTTTCAAATTCTTCATCAGATGATTTCATTTTTTACAAATCCCTCCAACTCTTCCCTACTTTTAACTCCAGTGATACGATTCAATTCTTTGTCGTTTTCCATTAAAATAAAAGTGGGAACCGATTTAACATTGAAATTTTTGACCAAAAGTTGTTCGTAATCGGCATCTATCATTTGAAATTGAAACCCTTCTTTTCTCATATCTTCAACGATTGGTTGAACCTTTTTACATGATCCACACCAGTCTGTTGTAAAATAAAAAACAGTTTTCATTTTCCAGATTTTGCTCTAGCCTTTTTTAATACTTCAAAGTCTTTAATTTTTGTTTCGCCAAGGTATCCCCAAGCATAGCCGTCATTAATCATTTTATTGTTAACAGATTCTGATTCGCCATTAACATATACCCAGCCAAGAATGCGTCCATATTTTTCGGAAGAATTCATTTTTTCTGTACGAATAACTACAGACTTTGCATCTTTTAATTGTTTCTTTAAGTATTCTTTAGCCTCAAGACCTAAAACCTTTTCAGCCTTATCAGTTGTACGTGATTCTGGTGTATCAATACCAGCCAAACGGACACGGGATGAAAATAAAATATCAAACCCTAAATCAATGATAACGTCAATAGTGTCTCCATCAACGACATTTTTTACTTCTCTTATATAATATTCATACATTATTTGCCTCCAGTTTTTGTCTGTGTTAAATTTTCACGTTCATCAATTACCTCAAGCATAAAACTCATCATTTTATCATAAGAACTCGGCGTATTCATAATTTTTTCATAATGATGATTACAGAATGAAAGTTCTCCTGTAGAGCCTTTTATCAACACATATGCTCTTACGCCACACTTATCACACCTATCAGCGTCTTTTAATTTCCATTGTTTTGGCTTCACACTTGGGTGATCTTTAAGAATTGATCTCATGGTTTAATTATACTCTCAATTTCTTTTATCTGTTGAGTAAAAACCAGAACCATTAAAAATTACAGTTGGTGCAAAACCCCATTGTCTGTTCATAAACTGAAAACAACATATTGGTTCTGTATCGTCTCCCATGCTGCGTTCAAACTCAACAACAGAGGAGCAAACATTACATCTGTAATCGTACTTTGGCACTTTTACTCCTTTATTTAAATAAGCAGTTTATACACATGCTTAGGTGTTCTTACCTTTAAGGCAGAAGAGAAAGGAAAAAGACTGCCCTATTGGTACATATTAAGTATAGCATTTACAAGTTATGTTGTCAATACCTTCTTATTTTTTGCAACTTTGATAGGAATTTCTTTTGGTTTTTTTTCCTCTGGAATAATACGATCAATGTTGATATTTAACATACCGCAACAAACTTCTGCGCCAGTTACCTCCATATATTCACTTAAAGCAAATGTACGAGTAAATTTACGAGAAGCAATTCCTTTATGAACAACTTCTCCCTCTTCTGTATCAACAGTCTCACCTTTAATAATTAATGTTCCATTATCTACTGAAACATTAAGATTTTTTTCATCAAACCCAGCAACAGCCAAAGATAACTTATATGTATCTTCATCAACCTTTACCAAGTCATATGGCGGATATGCCTGACGTGTTGCTAAATTATGTACTGTGTTAAAACGGTCCAACTCACGGTTGAAACCAATAAAAAAAGGATCTTTAAAAAGATCCAACGCAAACGAACTTACCATTTTTTCTCCTTTTCAGCGAGTTAGTTTAGTGCACCCCCTTTTGGCAGGTGCACTAACTATTATACCACTATTGTAAAATATCTACAAACAAGTTTGATTTTATGCCATTACCTTCAACAGGCTTAGCAATGGATTTCATGTAGTCGTATGTTGCTTGATAACTACCCTTGTAGTTTTTAGTCCAGTAAGCAGCAAATGCAGCCGTAGCACCAGATGTTCCGACAGCCCTACCCACAGAAGTATTATAGGTTCCTAGAGCATAGAAGTCTAAATCTAAACCTCCATTACTGTAGTTTTCAATATTATTACTCTCACCAGTAGAACCTATTGCTATTGATTCTGGAATACATGCTGGAAAATCTACACGTTGCTTGTCATAATTATTTCCAGCAGCAAATATTGTTGCAACACCTAAGTTTTGTAAATTAATAATTTCATTTCTTAAGTTATCTCTTACTGGACAATATGCAGGTCCAGTTCCAATCCTTCGACTACCAATTGATGCAGAAACTGCAACAATATTAAACTTTGTTTTATTAGCAGTTACCCATTTTAAAGCCCCAGTTAAATCGTTATGATCGTAATATCCTTGACGACCAGTATGAGTTATGGGTACAATTCTCATAAAAATAATATTAGTATCACGAGCAACCGCAGATGCAATTATAGTCATGAATGTTCCATGATTAAATCCGTTTTTGTATATTTGACTTTCTGGAAGAGTTGCTGCTCCTGGCCCCTCCATAAGTGTTTGTTTGTTTGGACAGCGTAGTTCTTGCATTACACAAACTTCATAAAATACATTAATCTTTTTTGTATCAATTGCATTATCAATTATTACAATTGCTGGTTTCTGATTTGCCTCTACCGATGGCAAAAATGCAGCAGTAAATACAATTATTAATAACCCCACCATTTTTTTCATTTTTCTCCTTTTGTTGAACTTATCTATAAGTATACACTTAAACGCTGATTACGTCAACTGGCCCCTGGCAATTAGGATTAAATTTTATTGCAGCATTTACTGCACCAATTACTCTTTTTCTAGAATCTTTAGCCTTTTCTGTGGCAGCCAAGTAACCGTAAGCATATTGAGAACCAGTTCCCATTGCTAAATAATCCAATGTATATTTAGATAAAGACATATCAATAGCATTATGCTCATATATTTGTCCTTTAATACATATTATTAATCCAAGATCAGCGTCTTTAGAAGTGTCTACCCACCAATCGTTATAAAAAGTTCTTAATTGTTTAATAAACTTAGTTTGCATAAATTTATCTAAATTTTTTATATCTGGAACATATGGATTAAAATTATATCTCATTCTCTCACCATCCATAGCCCCAGCGTATCCAATTAAATATGGTCCTATTTTCCATATTTTCGGAGTGGTTAGGGTTAAAATGGTGTCGTCGTCTGAGGCTCCACGATCTGCAGCCATATAAATTTTATTTTCTTTACGAACTACCGCAAGGCAAGTCATACCACTCCCTAATATATTCGTTCTAGTTTATCAAACTTTTAGTGTTTAGTCAAATACCCTTACTTAGTAACTTTATACCCTTTTGAGGTTAACAAGTCTATGGCAGCCTGTATTTTTGAATCTACCTTAACAGATTTTGAACTGAGATTATTATCAAACTTAGGTCTGCCAAATCCTACGATAGAGATTAAAACATTTTTTTTATTTTTTTTGTAGGCACGAAGTTTTTTACAAACCTCACCACCGTTTCTTTGACTGCCTTTAGAGTCTCCAGAAGTATTACCCTCAATACACCAAACAGTTCCGTCTTCGTTATCTTTGACGACAATTCCGACATGAGATATGCGATCAACTCCGTCCGATGGGAAATCAAAATAAGCAATATCTCCTGATTCAGGATCCGCAACGTCTCCGTCAATCCAGTTACCAGCCTTCTTAAACGCTGCTGCACCCCCTGGGGTATAAACTGTATTTGGAACTTTAACGCCTGCTTCGTTTGCACACCAGTTCACAAAACTTCCACACCAAGGTTGAAAATTAGCCTTAGTGTACGCTCCATACTTTGTCTCGTTATCTTTAGGACCTTCTACAGTTCCTACTTCTGCTAATGCTATTTCAACTAATTTTTCTGCTGTACCCTGCTCTGCCATTATTTTTTCTCCTTACAAAAACAATCAACTTTTTTATTTAACTTATTGTGCTGCCAAGCCATGTATAAATTCCATCCAAACATAATAATCATTAAAAACCACATAATCTCCATTTCAGTAATTGAAGACCCTGCTATTATTGTAAGGTGATCGTGGTTCAATTATTTATCCCAATTAGTATCTACTGGTTGTTCTTCTGGCATTGCACCATCTGGCTTTGCAAGTCTACGAGCCTTTGCTTCATCAATCTCTGCTTCTAATTTTTTATCTGCTAATGTATTTTTAGAATCCATTTCTTTATTAGCAAGTTGTGCTGCCATAACATCTTTAGCACCAGACTGACCAATTAATAATCCTGCTAATGTTCCAGTAATAAATGTTGCTACTGAGCCAAGGACGTTAAAAAACATTTTATCATTTTCAGATTGTCCTGTAATTGGTTGTGTAACAAATATTAATGCATACATGATTCCTACTGAAGTAATAAATAAAATTGATCCTAAAGTAATACCTAAGATAAATTTAAGTCTTGCATCTAACTCTTGAGGAGTTAATCTTTGTTTAGCCATTTTGTGTTCCCTCCACCTTTTCTTGTGACGCTAAATCTTCTGGACATGCCCCATTAGCAGTACAAATTGGTGGTTTGCATTCTGCTGACTCCCAGTTTGTTGGGTTTTGACATGGATATCTGTAATGACCGTCATATCCACAGGCAGATAGCCCTAGCGTTAGGGCAGCCGATAGTAGGAGTATGTATATTTTTGACATACTTCTATTATATCAAACCTATTTGTCTTCTTTACGAATTCCTATGGTTGCAAACCACAAGGCTACCGATATTAGGGTTACATACCCCACTACCGTCTTTGCGCTACCCTCTAGAACCACCCATGCTACAAAGAAGCCAAGAAATGTAAAGTTTTCATTTAGGGCTGCGGTACCCCATTCTTTTAACTTTTTCATTTTATTTCCTCCTTCTAGGTGCGGTAGCAACAATTAACTGACCAGCAATAATTGTTACAACCACAATATCTTCTGCTTTTTCACGTTCTGGAATAGACATATCAGCACCTATATTAAGAAGTGCCTTGCCCAATTCACATTTTTGTGCCTCTGTCAAACCTTCAATCTCTTCATCTGGATTAAAACAAGTTGAAATTGCATTAAACAACGCTGCAGGACTTTCTAAGACCAACAGGGCTGAAGCAACCTCTGCTGTAATTATAACAGGATTTCCATTAACATCTTCTCTTACCTCTACTGGTATTTGTGGTGGGAGATCACGGTATTCAAGTCCCGCTGCTGCTATGGCTGACGCTTCAATTGGAGCACCGCCTGCTGACTCAATCAATGCATCTGATAATAAATCTTTTTCTGCTAATGTAAGTTTGCCATCTTCAGATAATATCTCTGCTAAATTTGCGACCTCAGCATTTGTTATTTCTCCATCTGCAGATAATGTTTCTAATACCGCTTCTGCATCTGAAGCAGTTAAGTTACCATCTGCAATTAATTCGTTGACTGCTTCTTGTATTTCTTCAACTGATAAGGTATCATTATCTTGTGAGTCATTATCCATATCCTGATTTTCTTCGGAATTACTATCTTGTTCGTCGTTGGATGAAGATTCATCAGATTCAGGTGTATCCATATCTTGAGGTTCACTATCTTCAGAAGTTGTTTCATCGCCAGGACCTTCAATATTTTCTTCTTGATCTATACCGACCTCTTCAGT